ACCGGTGCGCTGATCTCGATGAAGTGGCCTAGCACTTTGGTGAAGCCAATAGCCTTGACGCGACCTGATCCGATTGCCAGAAGTGGTGTGCCTGATTGCACTGCGTAGTCGAGCCCGCGGTGTGGGCCAAGTCCTAGTTTCTTGCGAGTCTCGCTGTGTGTGCCGAACTTGTCGCTGATGCGCGAGGGCTTGGCTGGGTGGAATGTTTGAACGGTTACTTGCTTAGGCATTGGTCATAACTCCCTGTGCGATTGCGACGATTGAACCACCGATAGCACCGGCGAAACCCATGAATAGATATATCTTTTTTTGTAATTCACGAACGTCGCGCTCGAGTTGCTTGTATCCGTTCATCTCGGCCTTGAGTGTTGCCAGGTCTTTGATAATTGTAATGAGCAGCTCTCTGTCGGTGGTCTCAGGCATTAGATAACTTCAACCCAGTCTTTAAGAGTTTCATCCCAGTTATAGCGTTTTTCATCTAGAGGGTATGGCTTGGGCGCAACCCACGCCCATTTTTCTTCATCAAACTTCCATGAAGTAAAAGGTTTTGCTGGCTTAAAGATTCCAGTACTTGCAACATAAGTGTCACCAATGCCTGCAAACTTTTTACCAAACGATGCGCTGTATGAGGTTTGAACCCAGGTGCCCTCAAGTCCAAGACTGTTCAAGTATTCCTGACCTCGGAGCTCTTCAGAGTTGTCCACTACAACGACCTGAGTAACTATTCCATTCTCAATTTTCGCAAAATGTGCCATGTTGTCTCCTATGCCCAATAACGAATTATGCAAATACCCGAGCCACCAGCAGCACCAGCACTTGTGTTTCCACCACCACCACCGCCTGAGCCAGTGTTAGCGTTTGCCGCCGTACCAGTGCCGAGACCGGATCCATTTAGGCCACCGCGACCACCACCGTTAGCACCTGGGTTGCTTGAACCTTGCGAAGATCCGCCACCGCCACCACCACCGTAACCGTAACCGCCAGCTGCGCCTGCGGAACCAAAGTGTGAGGATGTTTGGGCTCCTGTGCCACCACCGCCACCAAGACCTGATCCCATTCCAGTCACCGCAAATGAAGTGCTGGCTCCAACTTGTCCTCCGGTTGCGGTAAATAGTGCACCAAATGAACTAGCCGTTCCTTGGATTCCATTGTTGTAACCGCCCGAGCCACCAGCACCACCTGCTCCGATTGTGATTGTGTATGCCGTTCCAGGCACTACTGTCAACTTTTGAAAGAATACTGATCCACCGCCCCCTGCCCCGCAGGCTGTTGCACTGGCTGCAGCTTGACCGCCACCGCCACCACCACAGATAATTACTTCAACCGTTGTCACACCGCTGGGAGCAGTCCAACTTCCCGTAGCGGTAATGATGTCCGTGAATTGAATGCGAGGCGTTCCGCCTGTGCTAGGCGCTGGGAATACTGTTACAGCCATTAGCTAATCTCGCTTCCGAACAACTGGAATGTCAAAGAGTTTCCAACGCTGCTGCGCACGGTTACGATGTCTGTGACATCCAAGGTCAAGCCGAGTGTGAATGCCGCGACGCTGTTAGCAGGGATTGGCACATCGAAGAGGATTGCGTTGACGTGTGCTGTGGCCGCGCCGCCTACTCGAGCCCAGACTCGAGCACTGGCTGCTGAAGCTGTGACGTTGGTGATTGTCATGGTCGAGACGACTGTGTCGGCACCTGTGGGCACCGTGTAAAGGTTTACTTCAGTCGTTCCAGCAGGGTGAGCCTGCCCCAAGATTTTGTAAAGAATTGGCATTTATGCTCCCATGAGAAGTAGTGGACTAATAATGATTGGAAATACAACCGGTGGTTCTGGCGGGTTCACAAGAACCCATGCCGAGCCGTTATAGACCCAAAGGTCGTTAGAGCTCTGCAAGTATGTGACCATGCCAGCGGTCGGTGTAAGAGCAGCTGTGCGCGCACTGGCATTGGCAAACACCATGACGCTCTGATCCATTAGGTAGTCCTGGACTCTCGACGCTGGTAGCGTCTGCCCATTTACAAAGTCAAACCATCCGGCCATTTAGAACTCTTTCCATACTTCTAGTGTAGTGAACCAGTTGTTTACGTCGATGATGTGGCGCACCCTGGTTACGGTGTAAACGGTGTCGATGTCTATGTCGTCATTACTGTAAAGCACTCTAACGGTGTCGCCTGGCATGAACTCGATTGCTTCTGTTAGATCGCGCAGGCGGTCGATTGCCGGTGTGGTCACGCTGGTCACTACTGTGATTGGTTTAGGCGTGAATACGGTCGCAGCCCAAGCGTCTGCGTCGGCTGTGGTTGCCAGGTCGACGGTGAAGTCTTCGGAGCGTTGCCCGAATAGGTCGATTGAGTCCTGGTCTGTGTAAAGCTGGGTGAAGATTGGGTCGCCCAGGTATTCGTATTTCTGAGTGACTAGGGTGCTGTTGAAGACCTGCTCGGATTGCATCGCTGAGTCTAGGTCTGCCATGCACAAGTGGTTGGCGTCGCCGTGGTTGTTGCCGATTGTGTAGACGTAGCCACCGGTGGTTGCTCGAGGTCGATACTCGAGGTATCCGGTGTTTGGGTTGATTGCGATGAAGCCTAGCCCTGTGGTCAAACAGTTGGCGGCCACCGCGCCAAAGGTGGTGTTGAGCTGCGGAGTGCCAGTCATATACCACTCTGGGTTGATGCTGAAACTGTCATAAGGAATCACGAAACCTGTCGCGGCCACTTCGTCGATTGCCAACTGGATTGCGTCGCTGGGGAGTAGCGCGCCTGCGGGTTCGAAGTCAAAGCGGCGGTTGACTAGGAGTGCCCAGAAGTCGGTCGCGTTAACCGTGATTTGGTTCTGTTGGTCAGGTGCATAAGTCACGCTAATGTCATCGAGGGTTCCGTGCCAAAGGATGAACTCGTAGGCTCCGCGCTTGGCTTTGATGCGCACCTCTACACCTGGGCGGATGAACGGGTAGTTGTTTGGATCGAATGTCCAGGACTGCATCCTGATTTGTGCCTTGCCCGAGTCGGCCTGAAAAAAAACGTTGGATGCGATTGAGCCACCGATTGAGGTGCTGACTGCGTTGACTTCACATGCCAGGTCTTGCCAGGTGACGTTACCTGAAGCGTCATCACCTAGAACGTTGGTTCCGCCTAGTGGGCTGATACCCAGCACGAAAACGTTGCGCGCAGCCTCGGCAAGTAGCATCTCGACTTTGAGGTCTGTGGCTATGTCGAAGTTGTTGATTACAGCCATGGCTATTCCTTGAGTGCTCTAAGAGTGCCGGTGAAGCCGTTTCGGGTTGCGTTGTTTACTGTGTTGATGATGTCTTGGCCGTTGACTTTAGGTGTGTTGATCGTGATGTTCACGTTGCCTCGAGCACCAGGAGCAGGGGTTCCCGCCTTTGGAACGGTGCCAACTTTAGGCACACCGAACGCTTCTCTAAAGCCGTCGAATGCTGCATCGCCGCGCTTTCCGCCTGCATAAATCTGTGTCTGTTCTGCCAAGGCTTTACCTTGGAAATATCCTCCAGCTGCGGAACCTGCCGCAGCTATGCCGACAATTCCAAAGGAAGCCAGGATGCTACCTGCTGTCGCTGTTTTCATAAGACCAATAGCAGCTGTCACACCGTCAATAGAGGTTTTGACTGCGTTGATACCGTCAATGGTTCCCTTGAATATTGCGACACTTCCAACCAAAGGCAGAAGCCAATTCTTGTTTGCGATAGCCCACTTAGCGACGCCAGCCAACTCTGTGAGTAATTGGTGCGCTGCGTCAGCGATTTCTTGAAGTTGCTTTTGCCCAGGTGGTGACATCATCCAGGCTGCGAAGTCGTCAAGGATAGGCAAGAGCGCGGTGCCAAGTTTCTCCTGGATCTCACCAAAGATAATCTGCATCCGCTGGTATGGGTCAAGGTTCGCTGCTTCTGTGGATGCGCCCTTGAACGCGGCGGCCATGTCCTCGATTGGAGTCTTTGACCCTCGAAGACTTGGGATAAGTTTTGTTAGCGCGGTGTCTTGACCTGCCAGGCTCTTTGCCATGGCCTGCGTAACAGTGTCTAGGTCTTTGCCAGTCGCAGCTGATGCGTCGAGCGCGATCTGCATTAGCTGGTTGGACTTGGTGACGTCGCCGGTGGCAATAAAGAGTTTCTGATAGGCGGGTCTGAGTCTGTCGTCTGCGATACCAGCCTGAATCTGCATCTTGGCGATTGACTTCTCAGCCGCCGCGACGTTGGCATCGGTTGCCTTGCCAGTGTTTATCATGGCGAGCGCGAGCAACTCCTGGCTCTTGCGGTCTTCGATAGCGGCCTTGGTTGCCTCTTGCAACTCGTTGGCTATGACTTTGAACGATAGACCGATACCGATAGCTGCAAAGGCTTTACCAATGGTCTTGCTAACTGTCTGGGCTTGTTTGCCCATGCTGGTTAGATCGCCGCCTGCGCCTTTGGTGGCCTGGGTTAGTTTCTTGAACTCGCCAAGGATTTCGACGTTGAGCACTAAACTCATCTGCCAGACCTTTCCTCGAGGGCTTCGATGAAAGCCCTATATTCCGCTAGCGTAAGTTGTCTGTAATCACCTGGGCTCATTCCTGTGGCTAGACAGAAACTTGCCATTCGGTCAAGAGACTCTTTTACGCTTGCGCTTTTGGGTCTGCAAGATACTCCGTCACCCAGTTAGTTGCTTCGGTGAAAGTCATCTTGCCGACATCTTCAATTTTGGCATTCTTGTCTGTGCGTTGCTGCAATAGCCACACCAAGAACTTTAGGGCGCGTCCAGGGAACTCGCCTTTGCCGAACAATACGTTGACCGATGATCCGGTCAGTCTTTCGAGCTGCTCAATCTCATCCATGGTTAGGACATCAAGGATTGTGCGTTCTGTGTTACTCATCTGTGCCTTTCGTGCTGTTGGTTTCTATCAGTTTATTGACGTTGCGGTAATAAGTCTGGTAGACCTCATCCCTCGTAATGCCCAGGGCTTTTACAAAGAATGGCTGTGGTTTGATGTTGCGCTTGAACCAGCCCCAGTGAATCGGGTTTGCGTAAGGCACTCGGCCGTTGTTACCGGCAGAGACGCTTACTTTGTTTAGGGCTTTTGAAACTCTGATTGTGGATCGTAGTGACCCTGTCCGAACTGGAGCAAGGCCTCGGGCTTCGCGAGCGACTATCTCACCGGCATCGTTACCCGCCAACTTTATTTCTTTGGCGTCGACACCGATTGCCTGTAAGGCTTTGATAGAGCTGCGAAGACCCTTGACCTTGATGCCAGAGGTGTTCGACATTGACTAAGCGGTTAGCTTCTCTACACCGTAGAACAAGTCGTTAGCGGTGTCCAGACCTGTGTTGCGAACGGTCAGGGTTACCTCGAACTGAACTACTTCGTTTGAAGTTAGGTTTAGCGGTGGCAACTGGTCAAAGACAACGGTTCCCTCGTAGTGAGGTTCGTCGGCGCTTGGTGTTGCATTGCCGTTAGGTGCGATGATGAACGTTGCGGTTGAACCGAAGTTAGTCCAGAGCACCTGGTAGAGAGATGTTGCTTCGCCTGATGTGATACCAGCCAAAGTTAGAGTCCACTCGCCGCCAACACGAACCTCGCAGAATGTCTGAACGTCGCCTGGGGCGTCGCCTAGCTCGAGGACTACTGAGTTGGCATCGCAGGCGTAGTTAGTGCCTGCAATCTTGAAGAGAATGTTTTGCGCCTTGATGCGCGTTGATGCAGCCATTCCTGGAGCCTTTCTTAGATCGTAATCTGTAGGTCTGTTTGCACAGACACTGCAAGATACTCGGTGTTGTTAGTTTGTAGATTGAACGGTTGGCCTGCAAGAACCATTCTTGCGTAGCCTGGTAAAGCGTTGATGACTTGCTCTAGGAGCGCGTCTAGGTTCTCGGTGGCTTTCTTGTTGGTCGCTGTTGAGGC